TGAGCCTACCAAGAACAGGACTAGTGATTTCCACGAATGGAAAAGGTATTAACCTCTCGATGTAGCAATCGAGCCACTTCACGGGGGCATCAAATCCCGCGAGGTACAACTGATTCCGCAAGGAAACAGTTGATACCAGTTCTTTAGCATCCTTCCGTGAGTCAGGGAAGAGGTTACGCATTCGGACGATGGAAACATCCGTTCCTGCGTACCAATCCTTGCCACATGACTCTCTGAACCTTCCGGTCCAGAAAGACTTGTTCTTGCCGACAACGAAACCAAAAGTTTCAAGCGACTCGATCACGGATTGCACATATTCTACGGGAACGACAATGTCGTCCCCATAGATGCGTACTCTGCCAACGAAAGACTTAAGGTCTTTCCTTGACAGCTGGTGTCCTAAGCACTTCTCTATCCCAACAAAGACAACAGTCAAAAAGACTAAAGCCTCCATAGGGAAACAGAGTGCTGAACCCATAGACGCGAATTTCTTGAGCTCAAGGGTAACCCCAAGCTCAGGAATCACAGCCCTCTGGGACCTGCTGGCCTGCACAGCCTCATTTACATGAGGAAAGCGTGTCAGCAAAGCCTTGACCAAGCTGTTAGAAACACGATCAGATGCCTCACTAAGATCTAGTGTGGCTAGGGATCCATCAATGGACCCCTGACGAGCAAGACGCTGATTGATCTCTTGAGATCCAGCACCATCGTATCTGATGAAGTGCGAAAGGAGGTCATCCCTCTCGTAGCCTTCCACGATTAACTCGTGTATGCCCTGCTGCACATATTGCATGTGAACAGGCTCCATCGCGATTACTCGCGGTGTTTCTAGCGTTTTAGGCACAGTAATCACCTTAGCAGGTGGCTCCTGGCCGGGTTCGTGGAAAGTGACATGGCTGGTGTCATACTGACTCCAGCTCGAAGTGGCTGTTCCAACATAAGGGAACAACTCTTCGAGTCTCTCGGTCCACTCGCGGTGTAGGTATTTTGCATTACCTATTTTACCGCTAGCTGTGGATCCGGAACCATGCTTAGGAAGGATCTCTCCGCGCCAGATCTTACGATCTAGTTCGGACCAGAGATCCCTCCCAAGGAGATGACATATACGGTCAAAGTCCAGCTTATCACTAAGCTGGAAATACCAATCGTCATCGCCCACCTCCAACTCACATTGGATGAACTTCTGTAACGCGGCCGTTGTTCTGTCATTTGAACAGTCCAACTTGATCTTGGCGAACATCAGCGTAAGCTGGCGTACCGCCCAGATTGCCGAACTACTAGGATTATCCAATAGTTCACCAGTCCTACGGTTGAACACCTGATCTAGGAAACCTCCGAGAAATCGGGGGGTAC